GTTTTGGTGGTTCGGGGTTTACACGCCAAAACGACAAATCGACCCCGAGTGGTACGCAGGTGACATCCGGGTGGTATTTAGAAAATAGTTCTACATTGTGTTCGCAGGGCACGAGAATCTGACCGAACTGGCTGAACCAAGGGTGCATGAACTGGGGCACCGTGTCGGTTTCCCACATCGTAAACAGAACCCGGTGCTGGCCCTCGAACCAGCCCTTTACAGAAATCGGCATCTGCATGTAGACATTGACCGATGCGTGTTTGTCGAACACAACGTTTTTTGGGGCGTGGCTAATAAAGCCGTCAAGCATTGACCCGTAGCCGACTTTGATGTCGCCCACCCCGTTCCAAGATTGGTAGTTCATTCTGCTGGGGCTGACTTGAGTCCTTCGATTTGCCACTTCTCGGTGGCATGTTTTTCCAAAACAGAACATCCGTCTATTTGTCTTGGTTGCAGCCCCTGCTGGCGCAGACGCTTGTAGGCAGGCATGTCTCGCTGCCAGCGCCGTTCACGAGCATTGGTTTCGCCAACCTCAGCACCACGAGTAGTGGTCGTGTTAGCCCCCATGCGGACACCCAGAATCTTGCACCCGAAACACCCGTCAACGTCTGTCGGGTGGACTTCCCTATGCTTCAATGTAATCCCCATATCCTGCTGCTCGCAGGTCCGCTTCTTCCTCGGCGGTGAGAGGATGGATGTGGCCGCCGTGGTAAATCTTAGCGATGTCGTTGGCATCTGCCGGGTCGGTTTCGATGAATTGTCCGTTGGTTAGTTTGAACACGTTGCGGCCTCTCGGGTAGCCGACAAGGTACGAGAAAATGCCGGTTCCGCTTCCATCATCGAATCTGACGAACGGGTCGGTGGGCGGACGGAAAGTAGCCATTGCCCAAGAATAGCAAGAACCCGCCACCAAATCGATGACGGGTCTTTGCTACCAGTTGTGGCCTCGGGTTTTCTCTCCCACGCCAGCGGTGCCAGTAAAGCACACACCCCCCTCCGACGCAAATCGGAGAGGGGTGGAAGCCGACCGTCGAAGCAGTCAGCGTATTAGTGCTTCCTTGTCGGAGGAGTTAGGCGTTGGTGCCGATGCTCGAAGCCGACTCGATGCGGCGGAGCGCTTCCTGACGGAACACGCCGTAGCCGACGAAGTGCTTCCAGCCAACCGGGCGGAAACGCTTGAGGAGGTCCGTGACGGTGCCGTACACGATGGTCGGCTGTGCGCCGTACTCGCCGCCGAGGGACACGCCCTTGGCGAGAGCCTGACGACCCATGATGAGGGTGCCGTAGACATCGATGGTTCCCGACGAAGACGAGTTGTTCGAGGCATCCACGAACAGCGGCGCACGGGGCGACTCGATGAAGCGCACCATGTCGATCATGCCGATTTCGCCGTTGTAGAGGCCCTCGCCACCAACGTACTTGTACGAGTCACGCCAGCCGCCCGCATCGACGTTCGAACGGAAGTCGTAGGAAACGTCGGGGTGGATGAAGCCGATGTACGAACCGTTGACGGTCGGGACATTGGCCTTGCGCAACTGTGCGACAGCCTTGCGGACATCGTTGATGTGCAAAACGTCATCGGTGTTGATGGTCGTGCGGCTCGTCGGGTCGGTTGCACCGCCCGTTGCGTACAGCACGTTGTCGCCAGCCTGGAGGACCGCACGGCAAACGCTGTCAATCGACAGACCGGCGTTGTAGCCGACAGCGTTCGCCGCAACCGGGTCAACCGGGAGGAACGAAGTTGCCCGCAACTTGGCGGTCGTGACGGTCGCATTGCCGTATTCCTTGAGGGTCACCGAAACCTGGCTGTCGCTCAAGGCAACAGGGGTCACATCCTCGGCTTCGCCAAGTTCCGTCGTTGCTGCTGCGAGGTCAGCGAAGATCGTGAACGTGACGGTTGCACCAGGGTTCGTGGCGTTCGTCGCCTGAACGTCTGCGAACTGGTCGTAGTACATTTCGGGGCGAAGGGCAAAGTAGGCCAACTTCTCAAACGCTGTCTGGTCGACATCGAGACTCGAAGTGGTGGTGGTATTGAGGTAATAATCAGGCATTTTGTTTGATCTCTTTCACAGGTTGAGGGTTATTACAGGTCGATTCCTTGTGCCTGTGCCTCTGCGAAGATCGCGTATACCTCTTGCTCGGAGTTAGCATCCTTGATTCGCTGTGCCCAAGACGGAGCAGGCGGCGCACTCTCGGCTCCGGCAGCATTCCTGTTGGTCTGCTGCCATCCACGCTTTTCTGAGTCGTCTACGTCTGGCTTGGGGGGTGTAATCAACTGTGCTTCGGCGGCAGCCGCAATGATCGCTTCTGGGGAAAGTTCGCCGTCGTAGCCCTTGACGAAGTACTTGAATTTCGCCTCTGACGGGTTGATGCCCGCCTTCAGGAAACTCGCTTCGCGCTTGGCTGTTTCGGCTTCCGCGAGCATCTTGCGAATTTCACGGTTTTCCTTTTCCAGTTGCTTTATCCGCGCCCTGACGGGGTTGGATTCTTGCGGCTGTTCGTCGTCCTCGTAGAAGTCATCTTCGTAGTTGGACATATGGCACTCTCCGTTTCTGCCCACACCCGACCGGAGGAGTTGGGTGGCTGCGTTGGTTGGTTACACCCCGATATGTACGCCACGGTTACGGGGGATACCCGTGGGTTCTGGCCAGCGGCCTCGACTAAAAGTAGAGCAGAAAGGTTTAGCGCTGAGCGGTACCCAGACCAGAAACTCCGGTCGCCCCAGCGGTAAACGCGCCGCCTGCTTCGAACTCTGCTTGACGACGACGACGGCGAGTTGCAATTCGCTGTTGCGCTTGTGCGTTGCCAATACCAAACTGCAACTGCTCTTCGCGGCTAACAGCCTCTTCTCCGGCCATACCGGGCTGGAACAAACCTTCGTTGGCGGCGATGTTCGAGAATGCCTGGCGAGCGACACTTTCGTCTACGCCCTGCTGAATGAGCGACTCGGCTTCTGACTTGGTGATCTGCATACCGGCCTGCTTTGTGCCCTGTGCGGCGATCTGAGCGGCCTTAGCGCGGTTCACAATGATTGGGCGAGCCTCATCCGGCGAAAGGAAAAATGCCGCCAATTCTCCCTCGTTCACCTCGGGGTAGAACTCCTTGAGTTGGCGCAGGATTTCGGGATCGCCCTCGGACACGGCACGGAAGCCTTGGTCTACTCGCCTACTGACTTCCGCTACCGCGACATCGTTAGCAATAAACTTACCGATGTAGTCCGTGCTGTCGTAAAACCCAGACGGGATACCCTTGCCCTGGATAGCGTTTCTGTAGTCCTTTTCCAACTGCAAGTATTCGCTAATCGTGTACTCGGGTTTATTGGCTTTGCGGAGCGCCTCGTTTCCGGGGAAGCGCTTTTTGTACGCATCTGTTTCCCGCAACATGAAGCCAAGTTCGTCCTTGCCAATGTTAGAAGGAATTTCTGTTCTTTTCCATTTCCCAATAACGTCATCGGCCAGGGTCTCTAGGCCAACGCTTTTGAGGATCCCCCTGAGGATCTGTGCGCCACTCTCTTGGTTGTCAGCCATTAGGCCCTCCCGAACGATCTGGCGATGTTGAAGCCAAGTTCCCTGGCTTCCTGCTGCGCCTGCTTTGTTTTATCCCAGCCGTATGTAGCGTCACTACGAAGTTTGACATACCAGTCGCCAAGGCTCATCGCACCCATTTTGCCATCCGGCGAACCGGCGTAAGCAACGCTGTACTGAGGCTTGCTCATGTCGACCTGGTTGGGGTCCAACTCGAGGACGCTCGCAGCCATGTCCTTCCAGGGCTTGACAATCTTTTCCATCGTCATCTGCGGGTCGTTCAGAAGGTCAGCCCAGTTCTTGTAGGTGGCCTGGGCGACCTGGCGCTTGGTTCTGAAAAAGTCCTCATCGGTGGCACGGCCAACCAGCAAGTCTTCGATTTCCCTATCGTCCGCTGTAAGGAACATGGACTTGGCGTAATTCCTGTAACTATTCGCCACATCGCTGGACATCGCGGCCTTGGCCGCCCGCTGATCGACGTATTCTCCGGTCATCACATTTCGGGAAAGGGCGGAGTTGAAGAACGCTGTGTCGAGTTCGTCGTCTTCGTACTTGAATGTGACTGACTCGTTGACCAGTTTTGACAACGTACCGCCATCGAGAATATCGCCATAGCGGTTCTTGATTCTCTTAGTCTCAGAGATGGTCCTCTGGTCCTTGAACCACGAAGATTGGGTCCAGACGTTGTTGAACCTTTCTGCGGTAATAGCACCATTGAGGTAGTCACCGAGGATCTTCTTGGTGTCGTTGAACTCAGGGCCAAGATCGAAAACCCAGGAATAGCCGGGGTAGTCGGCCTTGAGCCGCTCTACGTCAATACCAGCGAGTGTGTCTTTCGGGCCTGCTTCTGATTTGCCAGTCCTGACCCAATTGCGGCCATTGAAGCGCCAATTCACGCCCTTGGGACCAGTCCATGTGTCGCCCTTCTTAGGGTTAGATGGCCTTCCACCTCCAGCGCCGGAGTCTGTAGCACCGCCTCCACCGCCTCCACCGCCAGCAGGCGGTACGAAATCGCGCTGTGCCTCTTCGATCATCCGCAACTGGGCAGCGCCATCGCCAGAAGGAGGGCCTGACGGCTTTTTCGCTGCAGGCTTTTCGGCTGGCTTTGTCGCGGTTTTCTGCTTCTTGCCAGTAGCCGCTGTAAAGGCAGTCTCGAAAGAAGATGCCTGGCGGTAGGTCTGCGTGTCGGTCGGCTGGCTTCTGATTTCAGCGTCCAGTTGCTCGGCTTTCTGGAACACGCTGTTGAAATCGTATGGGGTCTTCGGGTCAGGGAAGTCCCTATACGCCACATTGACAAGCGCCTGGGCTCGGAGCAAATCGCGCAACGTGATGTCGCGCAACCTAAGAACCCTGCCCTGCTCTGGGGATAGAGCCGGGATTTTGTCCAGTTGCTTTTGGATCTTCGTGAGTTGGCCCTGGTACTCCTTTACTTTGTCCAGGGCAAACCGCAAATTGTCCGTACCAAAGTAGTCGCGGATTTTCTGTTCTTCAACAGTTAGTTCAGCCATCAGACAGACCTCATAAAGTCATCGAGAATTTTGGTTACGTCACCCATGCGCATGGACTGGGCTTCTGGGGCAAACTGCTGTTCGATCATCCCTTGTGCCACAACCTGTGGGGACGGGGCTTGGACTTGCTCTGTGCTGGTTTGCAAACCGGCCTTTCTTTCGGCGGCCTGGACACGCTTGATTACCTGCTGGGCCTGGCTTTCGGTAAGTCGGCGGCCGATGATTTGTTCGGCAACATTGTCAGCAATCGCCTTGATGTCTGCTGGAGCGCTGACGGAATAACGACGAGGCTCCCCACCCGTTCCGGGCAATCCCTGGATCGGTGCATACGTTGACAGGATCATTGGCTTGGCGACATCCATGACATAGCCAGTCGAGTTGACCATGTTGAGGAATTGTTCCATCGCATTCAGCGAGCCGTTGTCAAGGCCAGTAGCCGATGGCCCCTTGCTACTAGGGAAAAAGTCTCGTTTGTAGAGTTCGTTCAGAAAGCCAATTCTGTCGGATGGGTTCATCTTGCGGAGTTCAGTACCAGCGTCATCTGGGGTGTACTGGTCTCGGACAATTTCGCCCTTGTTATTCAGCAGTTTGTAGGTTCGCACCTCGCCGCTGACAACATTCTTCATCAAATTCTGGAACTCGCTGGGGGCGTTCTGGAATTGCTGAACAAGTTGGGCACCGCTGAAAGGGGTCTCTGAACCGGTTCGCGGGGACCTGACCGTAACGATGTCTTCCTTGTTTATGGCACCAGACGAGAGAAGACCTTGGGCGGTCTTCCCAGTTACTTTTCTTCCCTTTTCGGCAATTTCTGGAGCCTCGAGCGGGTTGTTTGGTCTGTTTATCTCAAGCGCCGGAGGGTTAGCACCAATCTGCTGCGGTTGCTGCTGGTTCATGTTTCCGTTTGCCATTAGTCCTCGATCTCTGCGGCCAACTCGCGGTCAAAAACTCGTCCGAAGGAAGGCACTTCAGATATTAGTTGATTGGCTTGTGCGATCAGCCAGTCACGCAACGGCTGCGCTGAGACCGACCTAGACATGTCAACGCCGGACGCTAAAGCGGAATCAATCGCCTGCTGGCGGTAATCCAGATAACGCTTGATCGCGTTGGTAATCGGGAGTTTATCGACTCCTGGGTATTGGCTTGCCTCGCCAAGACGCTGGACAAATTGCTCAAGTTTGCCAACCTCGAACACGGCTTTTTCGGGGAACCCAGGGTATTGGCGAGCGAGCAACGAGCGCTGTTGGCGCAACCACAGCCGCTGTTCTTCGCTTGGGTATGACCCGTACATCAGGCGCAACTGGCGGTACTTGAACGAACCGATCGCGTTCTGGGCGGTGCGGATAACTTCCACATCGCTCAAACGCTCACGCTTACCGCTACGCAACTGGCGGTCCCAGGCAGCGAAGGAGAACTCCGAACCTTCGGGGGCGAAGTAACCAGCGACTTCTTTGTGTCGGTTGAAGAATTCGTCATTACCGCGCTCGAAGTTGCTGAATTCGTCAGTCGCCTCGAGGCCGCCGTACTTTGCCTTCGTTTTAGACGCAATGTACAATTCCGCTTCTGGCCCAAACATGTTCAAGAACTGGCCAACTGCTGTGTCGTAGTTCTCTGCTTGCAGGCGCTGGAACTCCTTGACTAGTTCGCCAGCGTAAATGTCGCCACCCTGCAACTTGATTTTGTACTGAGGTGCGCCAACCGTAGGGCCGAGGAACTGGCTAGCGGCACGGAAAATCGTAAGCCAGCGAGCCTTGTCCTTGGCATCGTCCATCAACTGATTCTTGCCTTCTTCCGTTGACAAGTCGTACTTGCCGGTAGTGGAAAGCGCTCGCAAGGTGTCGATGTAGGTTGTGGCATACACCGTGTCAGATTTGACCGTGTTCTGGGTGAAGACACCCTCGAGTTTGCGCAACCAGCCCGGTTTCGGGAGGAGGGTCTCGGAAACGCTTGTTTTGATCTCGCCATACGGCAAGAGAACGTCCCGGACATCATCAAACATGGGCTTGTCTGGCAAGAACGACGAAGCAGCCATCTGAGCCATTGGCCCGATCGACGGCATCACGTTGAAGCCCATGGTCAGGCGCTTCACCGGAGCAGCAAGTGGGGCCTCGATCGCGCCACCGGATGCGAATTTGCTGAGTTCTCCCGAGAAAGGAAAGGTGAACATGTTTTCGCCCGTAACGGGGTCCTTGTAAAAGAAACCCCCGTCGCCACCAGCAACTTCTGCTTCAGACAAGCCGTTGTAAACACGCTGGGCACGGAGCACTACAGCGGGGTCCTCGGCAATAAGTTTGGCCCATTTCTGGAAAACTTCACGCCACGCGGCACCGAACGGTGCAGCAATACGCAGAGCGTCTTCGATATTGCTCTTTGAAGCCGCGTCAAACAGGATATCGCTCATTTCGTAACCAGCAATGCGCCCTGCGTACTGGTTCAACTGTTTTGCGGTGCCGGTTGCTTCGCTAGTCGAATCAGCCTGTGCCTTCAAACGCTTGATAACGCCTTTGGTTGCGTACTTTTCTGCTGTTGTGCCTGCTTCGGCAGCGCGTGAATCGATGTAACCAAGGATCTTTTTTGCCTCGGCAGGGGCAAGAAGATCGACGTTTTCGTACACATTCTTGTAGTACAACTGGCGGAAAATGGGGTCTTTCTCCAGTTTTGCCATGGCCTTGCCGCTGACATTATTGAAAAACCACCGGCTGACAGATCTCCAACCGTCGACGACGCTTTCCAGTTTGCTGTCAGCGTTTTCCCTTACCTTGTCGTAGTTCTCGTAGATCGTGTACTTGGGCAACAACTGGTCTGCCGCGTTTTGTTTGATTGTCTGACGGAGGAGTTCGGAGCCTTCCTCGCGGGCACCCATGAAAGCCTCGTCGTTGGAAAGCCTGCGGACTCTGTACATCAATTCACCGGTTGAAGGGTTGGTCGTGATGCTGTCGATAGCCCAGAATTGCGCGCCATCCGCGCTGTCCATTTCGAACATCGAGCCGATGCGGTAAGTATCGTCGCCAGAGGCTTGTGGGACCAGGCGCATATTGTTACGCAAGTACTCAACGTTTTCGACAATGTGATCCTCAAGACCAACGCGGCCAGTCAAGAAAGCCAGACGCAGTTTCTCGTTGCCGTCCTCCCTCAAGTGTTTGATTGCATTGTCGTAGCGGTGCTCGACGATGATCCTCAAGGCCTGTCGTCGGTCTGCGTCGTTCTTGATGTTGATGCGCATGGTCAACTGCCTGCCGGAATCAGGGTCTGTCATCACGACATTTCGCGCATCAGTAACCCCAACGCCGCGTTGCAGGTTGTCGAGCAATTCGTTGGCTTGCCCAGCGCCGCTTTCGGACATGAGGTAGTCAACAACTTCGTCGTATGTCTGACCCTCCATCAACATCCTGGAAATGACATCGCGGCGGTAGCGGTTCATTTGTTGCGCTACGCCCTGTGCGAAAGCGTCAATGTTTTCAGGGCCGTACTCAACGGGGACAAATTCGCCAGTCCTGATGAAGTTGTCAGTCGCGCTGGTTTGGTCGAGCATTGCAGCGCCAACGGCACGTTGCTGTTGCTTGACCCAACCCTCAACTGCCTCATCAGCATTGAGCCCACCAGCCGCAAAGTCTTCACCCATAATGGTGCCCTTGGCTTTTTTATGCATGGCCCAAGAGATGTAATCGAGGGGTGCCCTGAAAAAGCCTACGGCCTGGCTTTCTTCTTTGCCCATCAAACGCTTTATCGCCCCGCCCTGGCCGCTGAACTTCAGCGCGTAACGCATCTGACCGTCAATCAAGTTACGCATAACGTAACCCATGGTCATAAGTGTGGTTGTCTTCCAGATTTCGTTCTGCATAAAGTCAGCCGCATCTACCGCTTTACGGGTGACCTTTGAATCCATCGCACGGCGCAAAAACGGATTTTTTGCCAGACGGTTGATGCGCTTGAAGTTCGGGAGAATCTGAACTCGGTCGATGAAATCGATTGAGGCAGTCGGCCCGACAAACCGAATGTCGTCAAGATTCGTGGGCCTGCCGCCCATCATCCGCGCAATGTCGTCATCGTCAACAAGGCCAGAATGAAGCATGGCGCGAGCAAGGCCACCGTCTGTGTGCTTCCCTGTTTCGTCAACAAAATATGCGCGGAGTTTGGCCTTGATGTTCTGCTCGCCGCGAATAGCGGCATCGATCACGTCGTCGGAAATGCCGTTCGCCTTTAGCAGTTCCTTGATGACTCCATGGAAAGACTGTTGCGCTTCAAAAAAGTCGCGGGTCGAACCGTCAGCGTATGAACGTGCAAACTTTTCGATAATCTCTTGCTTGCGTTCTGGGCTGATGTTCTTGCCGAAAGAATTGACAGCGTTGGAGATGTTCCTGAATGCCTGAACGCGCTGCTCGGACGTACCATGGATAATCACCTGGTTCGTCGGCATTTGCGTGAGCCAGCGGTTCCCACCTTGGCCAAGTGGCTTGCGCTGGACAAGCATACGAAGGTTGCCCTTAGCCCCAGGAATATCGCTTAGGTTTGTCGGGCCCATGCCCGCAGACAGTTTGCGAAATGCCCCAAGTAGTTTGTCATTGGCTTCAAGGACTTCTTGAGTCACGCCAAAACTGGAATCAGACAAGCCAAGTTTTGTGGCGGCGGCCACAAGCAATGCTTCGATCTTCTTCGGGTCGCTTTCGTCAGCGATCAAAACCGCAATCTCGAGAGGGATTCTGTCGCCGTAAGCGTCCATGACACCAGCAATGCTTTTAGTGCTAGCCAGTTGATCGCGGAGATTCTTGAACTTGGTGTTTCCACGCAACCAGTTGACGGTGGCGTTTTGGTTCCAGGCAAGTTCGTCGGCATCACCGGCAAGACCTGCTGCAACGCGGGCTGCCAGGCTTCCGGTTTCGCCGCTTACCTCAATTGCATTCCTGGCGTACTTGGCGGCCTTGATTGTCTTGCCAACAGCAGTTGTCGGATCAGCGCCGATGTTGACCGTCGCATCGATAGCACCAGACAACATGTTGTACAGCAGGCCGTCTTCGAGGCCGACGCTGTAAGCGGCTTTGCGGCCAATCGTAAAAGCATGACCGTTGATTTCTCCACGGTAACGACGAGCGCGTTCAGCCTGTAGTTCGTTGAATTCCTTGTTAGCGAAAAACCCTGAGCCGGACTTGGTGCTGTCCGACATCATCGAGCCGAGAGATGTTGACTGCCACCAACCAGAAATAGAAGAGAAGGGCCCCGAGCCACCTTGTTCTGAGCCAGAGTCAAAAATGTCAGACGCAGCGTTCTGCACAAGATCAGGGAGTGTCTGCATACCAGCAAACAACCAACGTGATCCCGTCTTTGCTTTGCTATAGAAATACTTTTCGAACCAGCCGGACTTCTTCGGCTTCTCGATGTCCGATTCCTGTATTGCGCGTTTGCTCGTTAGGTCGAGAAGTTGTTGCTGGAACGACTGGTCAGCGCCAACCTGTGCGTTCGATAAGTGGATACCTGGCGCAGCCCACGGTTGGTAGGTGTACGAGGAACCGATCTGGTCAGAGGTCTGTTGCGAGAACTGGTTTTTCGCCGTGTCGCGGAGTTGCTGTCGCCTCTTTAGTTCTGCAATTTGGCGTTGGGCTGTCGTGGGGTCAAGACTCATCAGAACCCTTCCATGCCGAATGAGTCGATTAGATCAGCCAGGTCGTCGTTGGGGTAGGCAGCATAAATTGCCCGCAACTGTTCCATAACGGATGTCTCGGTGCTCAGGCGTGGAAGTGTTCCGGCCTCAAGTGGGGTGGCCCCAGGGCCAAACGATGCACCAGCCGTAATTGGCTCGTTGGGTGCTTCGGTTGGACGGGCGAATGCGCCGAGTGTGCCCGGACGCGAGAACTGGCGTGGTGCCTGTGCTTCGGTCGGTGGCGCGGCAACAGGGACAGCGGACTGTCCTCGCATTTGCTCTGCAGCCTTTCCGTAAGTCTGGCCTGTGGCCGCTGCTTTTGCAACCTTGCCAGCAGGATTGCGCAAATCGCTCCTGTTCGAATATTGCTTTGCCACTTACGCTCCAATCGGCAACGGTGCCCCACCGCCGCCACTAAGACCAGCAAGAAGTTCGCCCAACGGCGGAGGCCCGCCAGGTGCGGGAGCCGCGATTGGCTGCTCTGCACCCATGCCCGGCATAGCGAGGCCCGGCATCGTTTCTGGTGCACCAGCAGGAGCCGGTGTTGCCTGACGTTCCTGCGCTCGCTTCTGCGCCGCTTCGATCGCCTGGGCAAGGGTCATCTTGTTGGATTGTACTTGCGTTGCGATGTACGCAAGGTCTCCCGGCTGGTACGGGCCATTCGGGTCTGCGGCCTGCGCCTGGATGCTGTTGAGGAGAGCGGACTCGATCGCTTCGGCAACGATGCGGTCTTCTTCGAACTCCGGGTCCTCGATGAGCGGGTCGATCTCGCGGGCGGAGCGCTTGGAGATCAGACCTGTTCCAAGACGCTGGCCCAGGCCAACGACGAGACCGTTGACATCAGTACCGCTAGCGGAGTAGGTGACGTAGTGGAAATCCGTTTCCCACAGTTTGTTGGGGACGTAATCGACCATCCCGCCCTTCATCGATCCAGGGATGAAGAAGGACTTCGATGCGTTGCCCCAGTAGGTCTTCTCAAGGGCAATGGCAATCTTGTCCTCAGCCATCATTGCGTTGGCGAGGATCTTCTGCGCTTCCTGGACACGGAAGTCAACAGTTGCGGAGAGGATCGACTCACCACGGCGGCCTGTGCGGATGTTGGTGCCAGACTCTCCACCGAACTCTGCGGGGATTCCGCCCTCAAGACGCTCTTGGCGCTCGAGGCGGTCAAGCGCAACGTCGGTCTTGTAACCAGGGTTGGTCTGCAACTGCTGAATGTCGCCGCCCTTGACGACACCCAACTGGCCTGTCTTGCCGTCAGCAATCTGGATGATCTCCGGGTTCTCACCGGGGCGGGAAACCAGGTACTCGTCAGGGAAGATGCCGCGCTCGATGGCGATTTCCGTCAGGGCTTGCAGGCGGGCACGGGTGTAGTACATGCCAAGGATGCCGTCGAACTGGCCCATCGGCTTGTCCAGGCTAACGCGCTGCGGGATAACCACAAGCGGCATACCAGTTCGGTTTTGGATACGAGAAAGTTCTACAACCGCTGCCCCGCTGTAGTTGTATCCGGTGACAGGATCACGTTCTTTACTGGTGCCCAGGACGCAGGTAACGATTTCGCTGGCGCAGACGTACTCCAGGATGGTGAACATCGTGTCCCAGGACGGATTTCCCACCTTTAGAACGCCATCAACCAGCGGCCCGTAGTTCTTGGTCAGCCAGCGGTACGTCTGGTTGTAGGTGAAGATCACATTGTCCGGCACCGGGTCCGTTGGGTCGGTGCGGGGAGCCTCAAATGTGTCAAGTGGGTTACGGAGGTGCCACTCAGAGAGCCGCTTGTCGAAGTTCGGCTTCAGGAACACCGGAGAACAGGAATAAGCAAGCATGTGCCGCGCTCGATAGCGCAACTTCTGCTCCATGTGGTTCTCGTCCCAGATCGACAACATCGCCCGCTTACGATCGCGGGCCAATTTCATGCTGCGCTCGTTACCTTCCCGCAGGGCAGGGAAGTAAGGGGTGGGCATTGTGCTCGAAATGCGCATTGACAACTGATCGAGACCTTGTGACAGTAGGTTTGCCACATTCGATCGGGCATTGCGGTCAAGTTCGTTGAGTGGGATAACCACTTCAGAGTTGGCGAGATTGCGCACTTCACGCATTCGGTTTAGGATGGGGCCGCGAGCCTCGAGGCGCTCCTTGTAGAGTGCTGCAATTTCTTCAACAGACTTCATTCACGACCTCGAAAATGCCGACAGACACAACTAAAGATAACACATCACCTGTTGAGCATCCACGACGGCCGCCACAAGCGAGGCGGAGGCTTGGCTTCCGTCAGTTTCGGAGCATGGAGCAACATAAACCACATGGCCATCACCATGTCTGTGCCACGCTTCTTGTCGCGTGTCCAGGTTGTCAACTCGTCAACCATCGCCAGGGTCTTCCATTGGCCGCGCATGGTAGGGAACCGCACCGAGCCATGACGCACTACTGGAGGTATCAGGGCTTCTACGCCCAGTTTCTCGTCCAGTTTGTTCATAGAGGTTGTGTGGGGCACCACCTGGACGCGGTTGATGGCCTGCCAGCGGCGAACAAAGTCGTGCGCAAGAAGGAAACGCTGGGCTGCGTTGATCTCCACCACCCAATGTGTGATCGGGTAGTTCATCTGGCGGGATCGCTCCTGCCATTCGTCCATCAATCCTGAGTAGTCCCCGGTTCCGGTGTTGTATCCGAGGAGATCTTCGGCTGTGAGTTTGATCCGCTCCATGTCGACCAGGTGGTAGAGATCAAGTTTTGGTTGGTATAGCCACCATTCGACTGCCCAGAACTGGGTTGGCGACGGGTCGACCGAGCATATTGATACAACTGGACCAACGAGGTCGTCGGGGATGTGACCCGGTAGTCGGTCTTGGTCGATACATCCTTGGTACTCGATGCCGTCGAACCCGGTTCCTCCGACAAGCCAGGCTCTGTCGCAGAGGGTGTCGTCGAGGTCAATATCTTCCTGCTGATATACGACCCTAAACTTGTTCGGATTGTTATACCGAATGTATGACAGGTCCTTCCAAGAGAGTCGATACGGGTCCAAAAGCGGTCCGTTTGGCCATGCAGGTGCCGTAATACGCCGCGATTCAGGTCCCGTGTCCAGGTCTTCGTAATACGCTTTGTAGATGATGTGGTGGTACTTCGAACTTTTCTTGACATCTGCCGTCTCCTGAATTTCCGTTATGTCTGACCCGTCGTAGTCATCGTCGTAAACGTCGTATGTGACCTTGCTCAAGCAATGGGCATAGAGGTCTTGGGGTCCGAGCCGCTGGCCGACAACTGCGAGCACCCCACCTGGATCGACGCGAGCCTCTGCCATGGAGTCCCAGCGTTCGATGAGACGGTCCCTAGCGACCGAATCCTTTGCGTTTTCAGGCGATGCAACGTCATCGAAAAGGCACAGGTCCGCACGATGTCCGATGAACTCTGACTCAATACCGTATGCAGATACAGTCGGCTCTTTATTGTCAAGTCCACCTGGAGTCGCCTGCTCAACAACAAACTCCTCCGCGCGCCACAATGCGCCAGTAGTTTGGGGCTTGAATCGCCCATAGTCGAAGGAAAGCGCTGCTTCGGCATTGAGCGCCAGTCCTCGTCTAACGAGTTCCGGGTCCGGCTCGAGGGGCGAGATTCTCTCAAGCGTGTCGCGGATGCGCCGGGAGTACTGCTTGGCCAGGGTCTGCGAGATCGACCCGATGAGGATACGGATTGACCTATTGCGGACAATGCACCAGACGGCGACATCGTGGAACAGGGTTGACTTACCGGCACCAGGGGCAACATTGAGTACTAAGAATTCCTTTTCCTCGGACTCTAGATACTGGACGATCTTGTACGCCGCATCGACCTGCCATGGAGATGGGACGCGACCCAGGTATACACGACGAAAATAATCAAAATCTTCCAGACCACGCTTCGCACGTTCGGTAAGAAGATGCTTAGGAATAACAGGTGGTAGGTGCATATCAGCATCAATAGCCATACGCGCCTGACGTACCGAATCGCCATCCTTCTTGCTCCCTTTCGTCTTCTCCTCAAAGGTGGCCTGCTCGACGCGGGCCGCAATCTCGTTCTGCTTCCTTACCCACTTCTGGGCTGTGACGTAAGCAATACCGGCTAGTCGTGCAGCGTCTTTGGTTGTCAAGCCGGACTGCTTGGCTTGCCAAAATCTTGCTCGATCTGCTGGCGGGATCTCCCGTCTTCCCTGAGGCATGTCATGGTACTATACACACCGTCCGGCCCTCAGCGCAGGTTGTCCCTTCCCTGCGTACTTTCTCCCTGGGGGCCGGACACTTGCAATTAGAACAGATGGGTGTTACACTCACCTACAACTGAGCAAGCCCTCACCGTCGGGATGACAGGCGAGGCAAGCAAGTCCCAGACGCTGTTGTAGTTGCACAGGAAGCAGTACGGGAACATGTGGCCGGAAACGGGGACCGACCCTCCTGTGCAAAAACGCCTCGTAGCAGCCTGAGTAACGAAACAAAGAAAAGGACCCTACGAGATACGTCTGGGTTGGAAAAAGAAACACAACGGTGTCGGCTAGAAATCTTGGCTACGGCCACCGGTTACTTACAGTAACGAAGCGTGGGGGGAGCAAGGGCTATTCGGTGACTGGCCTGCCAGCCCAGCAAGCCGGTCATCGGAAACAAGCATCGAGGGGTGGAGTGCTGGCTTTTTCTTTTTTTCTGTTTTTTCTTTTTCAATTGCTGGCTTGCTTCGGCGGCCTGCAAGCAGTGACAAGCGTCACACAGGTAACCCTAACGGCCGCCACCTCTCGGCCATCACCGGAAACGATGGGAACATAGATATCCATAGCGAGAGGAGATATATGAAGTATCTACCCCCGGAGTGCCTCGGCATAGCCCCGGTTTGAGATACTGAACACAGCGGTAGATACCTAACTATCTGGCTAGTCAGACAGGCGGGGCGAGCCGCATGGAGCCAGCCGCTACAATGCCCCGGAGGGGCTAAGCGGCTGAAGCGGAATGCATGGCGAGCAAGTTGGGTATGCGAAGCATCCCAACGACCCGCCCCGAAGGGGCGGAAAAATTTTTTGCTGAGAGGGGTCTAGATTGCTCGGAGATCGACGCAAGTTGGCTGGGCTGTCATGGTGCGAGTCCGGCGCGCTCGACGATTCTGGGGCTTTGTACGGGTGTCTCCGACCGCACTACCGCCTAGCCCGACGCTCGGCTCGTGATAGTGGGTGCTCGAGGCTCGATGTCGGCAGTCGCCGGACATGGGGGAGCCCCGGCAACCGACCGGGGGGTGGTCGATCGCCGGGGCTCGAGGTGCTCGAGTGTGTGCTCGAGGTGGTTAGTCGTCGTCGCCTTCCTCGATGATCCGGCGCTCGATCTCTTCGCTCGAGGGGAGTCGTCCGTCGCGCTCGATGATCTTCCGGGCTGTGTCGATCGCGAGGGCGCAGGTCTCGAGGGTGTGTGCGATCTTCGAGAATGGTGATTCGCTGGTGATGTCCTCGATCTCGAGGCATGGGGGCTCGACTTCTGCCGGGAGGTTTTGCCCGGGTAGTGGTGCGATCCGGACGCTCGACCCGTGGAGGTCTGCGCCGATTGTGAGGATCGCGAAGGCGGTGACGTAGTTCGCCTCGAGGTCGGCTTCCGTCTCCAGTTGCTCGGGCTCGAGGTGGTGCTCGATGTCCGGGCGTGGGTGGTGAAGCGCTGTCCCGTGCTCGAGGATCACGCCCCGGGCTTCCCGGATCACTTGCTCGAGGGCGGGGCTCGCGTTGCCGAGTCGTGTCGCGAATTTTGCCATGACGACTCCGGGCTCTGCGCCGAACGCGACTTCGGTCATTCGACCATCGTCGCCATGCACGACGAAGAGGCGCGCTTGTTCGTTGTCGAGGTTCTGTTGGTTCTTTGCTTCTCGTTGGAGTGCTCGGAACTTCGAGAACGTTTCGGTTGCTTGCTTCATGCTTTCCATGTTGTTTTTCTCCTTGTTTGGTTGGTTGGTGTTATTTGGTGATCTGTCCGAGGATCGTCGCGATCGCGATCGAGAGGATCACGCCGATGTCGTTGGTGATTCCGGCGATGATCGTCGTCGAGGTTCCGAACTGCCATGCCTCGAGTTTGCTCTCGAGTTCGTCGAGTGCGTCGAGTGTGTCCTCGATGGCTTTCTCGATCGCGTCGAGTTTCCTCGAGGTCGGGTGTTGGGCTCGTCGTGCTCGAGCGAGTTCGGAGAGTTCTTCGAAGTGTGCTCGGTGCGTGTCGATGATCTCGCGGATCGCTTTCGGGTCGCCTGTTGCTTTGCGGATCGACTCGACGACGCGCCGAGCGTTCTCTTCGAGGTTGGTGATAGTGGTCATGCCTTGCCTTTCCATTCGTTGCGGAGTCTTTGGAAGATCGGGTCGAGTTTGGTTCGGGGTTGGTTCCCCCGTTGGAGTCTGCCGAGTTCGCTGATTGCGCTCTCGATGTCCTTGACCATTGTGACGCGCTCACGCTCGACGAGGTTCGCGACGATCGCCCCGGTCTTCGGTCGGATCGAGTTCGAGCCGGGCTCGTAGCACCCACCATCGGTCACCCAAATGATCGGGTCCCGACGTTGCTCGCGTCGGCTGATCGCGTACACGAGCGCCGAACCATCTACATCGTTTGCCGAGCCTCCGGTCGGCGTGAACAGTGCGCGCTGTCCGTTCTGAGCGTGTACCCAAACGTTCGCGCGGTTCTTCCCGGTGTTCGAGTACCCGATCACGATCGCGCCTCCGGCGTGCTCGAGCACTCGATCGATGTCCGAGCGCTCGAGCGACATCGAGCCGGATTGGTCGATGAGCACCACGCCACCTCGAGCCCTGATTTTTCGATCGAAGACTCGACGCGATGGATCGGTGACGATCCGCGCGATCCGCCGGGGGTTCTTCCCGGTGTCGCTCGCGATCTTCTTCCTCGCGATCTTCCCGGTCTGCCGGAGTGTGTGCTCGAGGTGTGCGAGGCGAACGCTCTCGTAGTTCGTCCCCTCGAGGTCGAACTCGGGGCGCTCGCGGAAGTTCCTCGAAGCGCGCTCTTCGGCTTCTTGCTGTCGTGCTTTCTCGACTGCTCGAGCCTGCCGACCTTTGCGCTCTTCCTCTTCTGCCCGGGTGGGTGTCGGGTCGTTCCTCTGCCACCACGCGAGATCCTGCGCGAGTGCGATCGTCGCGAGGAACCCTCGAGGGATCGTTTCGCTACTCATGCGCTCGACGTTGCCGAACTGGTCGCGCTCGTAGGTGCGGATCGTTGCGGTTTGTCGGTCTGCGAGGTTGTGCGCTCGTCGAGTGTCGCGGATCGCTTTCTGAATGTGCGCGATCGGCTTCGCCCATTCTTCCGGCGCGTGTTTGCGGAGGTTCTTCAGCACTCGACGGTGCGCGCCTGTCCCGTGCGTCTCGACGATGAGCCGAAGTGCCGGGGCAAGTTGCCGAGCGCGTGCGAACTTGATCGCGTCGGCTTCTGCGCCGGGATCGTGCAAGATCATCGAGTCGATCCCGATCGAGTAGGCGATCGCGTTCACGCGCCATTCCTCGCAGGCTCGAACGTCCTCCGGGTCGAGTTCGCTCGGGTGCTTCCGCGCGATCTCGTTCGGCGTGAGGATCGGTGACCAGCCAGCGTGGACTAGTTCGTGTCCCCGGATCGCTTGCTCGAGGTCGCCCGGATCGCATGGTGCGTACATGAT